TGTCCTGTTTTTGGTTCACCAGGGTTAGAAGTCACTTTCGTAATCTTCTGCCCGACTAAATCTTTATAAGCAGCCATGTATCTCCTTAATTATTCTTTAAGAGCCAACCTTGTGTGCTGTCTACGTAGACTAAAGTATTTCCTGCTCTTTCTGTTGAAACTGTTAATGGATCTGTTGATCCTGCAATTTTCTCTGTTCCGTTCTGATCAATTGTTAGAGCATTTGAATCAAATGTTCCTGCATAATCTATAAAAGAAATTTCATCTCCAATATTTCCAGCAGGTAGATCCATTTCTATTGCACCAGATGTTGTATTAATAAAATAACCTTCACCAGCAACTGCTGTAAAACCAGAAGTTTTAACTGCTTGCCATGAAGTACCACCTGATACTTCAGCAAAAGATAATTGACCAACTGCCGTTGTACCTGAACCTGTAATACTAGCTACTTTTAAAAATCTATCTGCTGTAACATTTCCAGTAGGAAATTTAAGTTCATAGCTCTGCGCAGAACTATGTGGTGGTGACGTAAGTTTAATCCCATGGGAATTGGACTCACAATTAAGCTGAATTGAACCTGGGTTTGTTGCACCCATTGCTTCAATTACACCAGTTCCTTTGGGTCTTAATTTTAAATTAAGATTTGAACCATCTCCAACTGCACCTATTTGTGGAGAATTTCCTGATGCAGCATTTGTTACATCTACATGGTTGATTGCAGAACTAGTTGTTTCAAAAATTAATTGCTCGTTTCCATTTTCATCTCTGATACCATGAGCATCATCGAAATCTATCATAAAAGAATTAGTGTCTAAATTACCACCTAATTGAGGTGATGTATCATCTACAACATCTCCACCGGTTTGAATTTCTATAATTTTTGGATTTGTTGTATCTGGATTACCAGATGCAAATACCAATTTAGTTGTTTTTGTTGTAGTAGAAAAAGTAAAAGTATCTCCTGAACCAGATACATATTTAAATTGAACTGTATAAGCACCTGATGTTGAATTTTTTAAAATATAAAAATTTTGAACATCATTAGGAATGGTTACAACTTGATTACCCGTAATTGTTCCTGTAAACTCAATCATTCTTGCTTGAGCTGTTCCAGTTAATGCACCATCAGCAACTGTTAAAGCTGTGGTATCTGCACCACCTGCTATTGAAACTTGTTTAAATCCACCCGCTATCTGTTCGATAAGGTCTAAGTTAGCATTTGTTTTTGTTCCCCATGTACCGGCATTTTCGCCAGTTGCCATTTTTTCTATACCAAGAGGTGTATATGTTGATGCCATAAATTTTTCTCCTATGCAGCGTCAGTATAACTTGTATTTGATCCAGTTGCAACATTGGAATAATTAGTATTCGAACCTGTTGAAACTCCGTTATAATTGGTATTTGAGCCAGTGTCAACATCTTGATAATGAATAATAAATGGAGATCCAACAGTTGCTGTCATTGTAAGCGTTGGTAGTCCAACTACTTGATCTTTAGGATCAATACTGCCAATAGCAGAACTAAATGATACTCCTGTTAATCCCATAAATTGATCTGGGACTTCTGGAATAGTTCCTTGTTCAGAAGTTATAGATATACCCGTTGTAGGTACAACTACTGATCCTGTTCCTTCAACAAAACCTACAGAAGATGTTATAGATAAACCTGTTGGTGCTACTGCATCATTTGGAATAACTACGGATCCTTGTTGTGATGTAACAGTAAGTGTAGGTGCAGTAATTTCAACAGCATTTTTTGCTGAAGCAGTTCCTAATGTAGATGTAATAGATAAACCTGCAATAGATACATCTTCGTTAGGAGCAACAGCAGTTCCTTGTGTTGATGTAATTTGTTGACTAGTTAATCCAACTGTTTGATCGTTTGGATCTACAACACCAATAGCCGCTGTAGCAGAAAGACCTGTAATAGATGGTGTAACATCAATGCTTACTGCTGCATAACCTTGTAGATCATTCATCAATAACCCATTAGGTTCAACCGTTACACCTATAACATTTGAAATTGTTCCAATCGTAGAACTAAATGATTGACCTGAAAGAGTTACAGTTGCGTTGATAGCAGCTGTTATAGAACCTACACTTGAAGTAATTGATAATCCAGTAGGTTGAGCAACCGCATCTGAAAGTTGACCCCATTCATCTTCTCCCCAAGATTTTGCGCCCCAACCTTGTTTTAAAGTTGTAGCTTCGTTCCAATTAGCCTGTCCCCAGGTTAATCGACCCCATCCTGATGAAACGTCGTGCATTTAACCCTCCTATGCTAATCTTATGATTGCGTTCGATGAATCGTTTGCAGGGAACTGAATTTCAAAAGTTCCGTTAGTTGCAGTTTTATTTGAACCAAAGGCAATTACACAAACAGCATCAGTAGTGTTTGAACCACCGGCTGTTGTTGTGTTGTAAATTAAAGCACCATTGGCTGTAAAAGAAGCTGATGTAAAAGAAACATCAGAAAAATCTGTAAATGCAGTTGTTGAAGTTAAACCAACTCCGGTATTTGTTAATGCAGCACCACCTGCAGTGTATGCAGATCCTGATGTATTAGAAATTTCTTCTGAAGTTGAATAGTCAGTTGTGGAAGCTCCTAAACTAGCATCAGAATCATATAAAGCTATTTTAAAAGTATCTCCACTATTTCCCGATGTATCTAAACTGTGCTTACCCTGTAAAAGTTCTTGTTTAAAACTTGAACATATTGCCGATGTTATTGCCATAATTTATCTCCTATTAAGGTGACTTAGATGGAATTGGTATTCTAACTGTTCCGTCCGTATAGTCATCTCTTTTACGTCTACCGAGTTGTTCTGAACCAAACTTCTCTACTTCTTGTTTATATTTATTTTCATATAATGTCAACACATCCATTGGTCCTTTTAAATATCCATATGCTTCAACCAAACAAGCATATAATAAACCATTTCCAAAGTATTGACTAACATAAGTTGTTGTATTTGAACCAGATAATCCAGTAGGAATAGCTTCATAATGTATTTTAAATACATAAGTGCTATCTGGTGCAGGAGCTAAAAATAATCTTCCTGAAGTAGTATCTGATACACCCGTTGCTCCACCAAACATAGCATAGTATTTTGGTTTACCTGTTGAAGTTTCTGCGGGAATATATTCTTGTAAATATGTTTCATCTTTTTTTTCTAACCAAGTATTTGTGCCTGTTGATGCAGAAGTAGAATCATAAACTTGTACACCTTTTACAAATAAAGTTTTAGCAGGAACATTTATAGTCGTTTGACCTGTAACTAAATTACCTGTTGATTGTTTTTTATAGGCATCAATTGGAACATCTCTTAATATTCTAAGTTCTGCATTTTCAATAAATTGATCTGTGATAGTAGCAGTTAAAACATTTGTATCTGTTTCAGTGTAACTTTGAATTGCTGTTGTTAATGTTGCGTAAGTAAATCCTGACATAATTAAGCCCTATCATTAATTGGTCCAATTGTACATTGAAAACCACCATTTGTTTCTGTGCTTGTAGCTGCATTAGTTAAAGTAACATTTACACCATCAAATGTAGTTACACCAGATTGAGTAGTCGTATTTAAAGATACAACTTTATAGGATCCAAAAACTTTTGCTCCACTTAAATGAGATGTGGCAGTTGTTTTTTTAGGAGAAAGACCTCTAAAAGAACAACTTGTTCCTCTAGTACATCCAGTTAACTGGTGTGTAGATCTTCCTGTATATTGTATAACTTCGTTTACAAAAAGACCTGTGTCTGAATCAATTTTATCAATAACTATAAAACCACTAGTTGGAAACTGAGATCCATCTGTTAGAGTTATAGTAGTGGCTGAATTACTTATATTACCATTTAAAGTAGTAGATAATTGTAAAGTATTTACTGCAACACCACCAACTGGAAATTTTACATCTTGAAATCTAATAAAATCATCCACAGATAAACTACCATTAGGAAAACTAATTTTTAATGTCGTATTTGAGGCTGTTGTAAAAGGATTATCGGGTAAAAAATCTTGTGTTGGAAATTCTGTTCTATCTGGTCTTGCAGTTAATAACCCCTGAGCATCTCCACTGTATCTAGTAGGGTTTAATTGTGGTTGTTTAGGTTCGTATTCCGAAACGTGGACAAAGGCTCCATTCCATTCTTTAACCATTTCATTATAAGGAAACTCCATACCAGATCTATCTGATATTGCTTTTGCATATTTTCCTCTAGATAGTTTAGACATTTGGATAATAAGTTTTAGGTGTTATGTAAGAACTTGAAGAAGAACCATCTTCTTGTAATGCTCTATTTAATTCATCTTCATATAACAATTTCATTTGTTGCACTAATTGAGGATTAAATTTTTGTGCTAAATAAAAAGCTAAACCAGATACCATACATGGAACAAATCTAAATGGTAAGTCTGTTGCATTAGTATAATTACCAACATCTTGAATTCTTTTAACGTAATAATAATTAATTTTATTACCTGCTTCGGATGAACCTGGTGTTAAATATAAAGTAATAGTTACTTTATCAATAAATCTTTGAACAAAATATTGTGTTGGCGCCCCTTCAGATGTTTTATTTGAAAGACCTTGATATGTAGATCTGTTTATTTTTGTAAGGGGACTATCAATATTTGAAGAATTTCTATAAGAAGCTTCTAATACATCATCCACACCGTAAACTGCTGTAGCATCTGAAGTCCCATCTCCAGTAGATCTAAACATAGTATATACAGATTGACCATCAGCTAATGTAATAGAATTATTTGCAACTTCCCAATAATGAAGTCCTCTGTTTCCCCACTCTTGAAACATTATATTTAAAGAACGTCTTGCAGTGCGTAACTGATTTCCAGATACACCTTGCATACCTATTCTTTCGTAAGCATCTTCTATTATTTCATCAATAGCAAAAGTCTTATCGAACGTTGCTGTTCCCGAAGTTGTATTAGCCATGAGCTTACGCTCCTGTTATAGTTACTGTAACACTTCCACTTGATCCAGTTAGATGAAATACTATTCCATCTTTAAATAAAATACCTGAACCAGGAACATATACTTCTAAACCCTCAGTGTTATATTTATATGTAGCCACTAAATTACCAGAAGTTGCAGCGCCTGCAGTTGCACAATCGTGAAACTTTAAAACAGAACTTGCTATTCCTTTTCCTTGAATAGAAGTAATTCTAGCTCTACCCGCTCTTGATAAAGTATTAGAACCAATAGTATCCATGTGTAATGTTTTCTGATCTGAATCCATATTATTCTCCTTAAAATTTATATGTGGGGCCGAAACCCCACATTAATTATTTATTATGCTTCTTTAGCAAATACACCTTGTACATCAACAATCGTCCAATGCGCTGTTGAGTTTAAAGATGCACATACCACAAAGTCACCAACTTTTGATGTAGATTTTGTATTAATAAGATCTTTATCATCTGTTAAAGATCCAGCATACAAAATACCATCACTAGCATTTGGACTAATAGTTAATGTATTAGCTCCATCTTGACCCGTATTTACAAAAGTAAACACTCTTCCGATAGAAATTGCAGGTAAAGTAAATACCACACCATCTGTAGATGATGTAAAAGTCTTACCAGAATCTGCGTTTGCTACTGTGTAGTTAGCTTGTTTGTTTTCTAGATTGAATCCAGTTAAACCTGCTTCGTTAAACTTACCTTGCAGTACTGGTCCTCTAAATAGTGTTTGTGCCATGATTATACTCCTAGTTATATCCACATAGTCTCTAGGCCGTCGACTATACCGCGTCTATGCAGAATGTTAATTTATGTATAGTGTAAATATTATATGTTATTTTTTAGTAGAGTGCAAGAGAGCCTACGGTATTTATGCATTTCAGCAATGTAGCTTTTGATTAAGTAGCTACAGAAACTTGTGGAGCTGCTCCTTCGACAGTATTCTGTCTATGGGCAATAGCTGCTTCTTCCAGCTTAATCTCGGTAATGACTTGTTTAACTTTGTCATCGATCCGGACCATTTCAAGAGTATATCTACCATTAGATAGATGCTCCTGTTCCCACTTCAACTCCAAGGACCTTTTTTGTTTGTAAAGGTCTTGTATCATTAACAACCTCCTCATAGGTTATTCTATTTAACGGGCCGAACATTCCCGTCTTTTCCCATTTTATACTCTTATCTCCTAGTTTGTCAAGTATAGCATTTTCTACACTTTTAGCATTATCTTCAGCCAATACAGTAAATTTGCCGTGATAATCGTAGGCCCAAATATTAATGAGAATTTTTTTCATGAGTTTTTTTATTATTTACTAATTGGGGCGAAACTGTGTTCGCCCCAAAAAACTATTTATTAAGCACCTGGTGATGCAAAAATACCTCTATAGTCAGATACTCCAAATGAATATCTTTCTCTAGCTTTGTATCTTACGTTACCAGTATCGAAATCACCTTCCATCGCTGTTTTGATAGGAGATCTTTCGAAATACTTCATACCATTTGGTACATCAGTAATAATGTAGAACGCGTCCGTGTCAGTTAAAAAGTTATTAACTCTGTAACCTTGTGGAACCATACCCATAGATACGATTGCGTTGATATCATTATCAGCTGTTCCAACTCTACCTTGAGTCTTCATAAGTCTCTCAGCAGTGAATTGAAGTTCACTAGGGATAATCATTTTGACACCTCTTGCAGCAATTTTAAGACCTCTTTCGTCTTTCATTGCAGCAATGTCAATTAATGCTTGCTCTAATGAAGTTTCATTCAAGTCAGAAGCTGTAGCTAAAGTATTAGATACAGTTCCTGATACAGTTGGGTGATTTGTTGCAAATAATGCAGATCCATCACCTGACGTGAATGTACCGAATCCATTGATTAATGGATTAACGGCTTTTACTTGTTTAGTGTTCGCCATAGATCTAGCTAACGCTTTTGTGTATCTTGAAGATAGTTGATCATACAAGTTATCCTCTACCGCTTCCTCAGTTATTGCGAAGGCAAGAGCCACAGTCTCGTGACTGTATCTCGCAGTGAAAGTCTCTTGAGCATTGTCAAAAGTTACTCCACTTCCTTCTGGTTTAACTTGAGCTTGAGCGAAGCCTGATAACATCACTTCTTCTTCAAACGCTCTGTCTGAAGATTCTGTGCTGTAGATTTCAGCGTGCTGATTCTCATAACGTTTATATTCCAGACCGAATAATGCATTCAAACCTGGCTCTAGTTCTTTAACTAGTTGTCCTCTAGATATTGCCATAGTTATCCTCCTTATACTCCGGCTGTTGCTTTTAATTGGTGCTCATTAATAATAGTCACCAAGTTAACATTTGCAGAACCTGCAGTGTTATTACTTGGATCCTTAGAGATACCAATTATTCTCAATTGTGCTGTACCAGTCTTCTGATCAGAAAAATCTAACTCAACTTGAGATACATAATCTGGTGAAGATCCTGCTGCATACACAATATCAGCGTTAAGGCCGACGTCTGCTTTTGCAGTTGCGCCGTCCGATTGAACTTCAAACCTTTCATACGGGTCATCAGAAACGAATCCAACAATATCAGTTGCTGCGTTGGATGCGTTTAAATGATTCGCATAAGTAGGCTTGCCTGTGGTTGCGTCAGTAAAAAATACACCGTTTAGTGATCCTAATAGTGCATCGGCTGCTGCTGCTACAGTGATTGTTCCAGTTGCTGCCAATTCGACAGGGTCTTGGAAGTAAATCGCTGTTGCAGATGCTGCGATACTATATTCGGATAAACCTTGAGCGTCTCTATTCTGACCAACTTTTCCGATTGGTTTTAAACCAAAAGGTGCGTCTTGATTTGCCATAGTTGTGTCCTCCTTATAGACATTTTTAGTTTATCCGGCGGTTAGGAATTGTTAAAAAATTAACGTTTCTTTGAGCCACCGAAGGTTACACGAGTCTGCCTGTCAACATTGATAGGCATACTTGGATGCTGCTCCTTCATAAGATCGTTATCGACTGCCTTGACTTTTTCATCATGCATTGTTCGATAATATTCGTTTCTTTGTTCTGCGATCTCTTCTGGTATCCTTCCCAGCAAAAGGCCACCAACTCCGATCATCCCCTTGTATTTTCCGTCATCAATAGCCGGGTACTCAGGAAATTCATCAGCTCTCACTAATTCATATCCTTCTCTTAGTTTACCAGTAACATTTCTTGTGTCCTGATATCCTTGAACCTCGGCTCTGATCCATTTGTAACGGTATCCGTCCTTTGCAGGGGGAGTATCTAAATTGTTGGATCGTTGCCAAACTTTTGGTCGAGTTTCTTTTTCTCGAGTTTGACTTGCACGAGAAGCTCTTTTTTCATTATCTTTTTCCATATGCTTATGCTCCTTCCGTGTTCATTAATCGTTTTTGTTTCGCATATTCGTCGAGTGACACACCTAATTTTTTAGCAATTGCTACCTCAGACGGTGTGAGTCTTTGGGTTTTGCGACCGGTCTTACTACTACGCGTTGCAGATGCAACAGTTTGAGTAGGTTTATTTGTCGTCTCTTCCTTATTCTTAACAAATTTGTGAGGAAATTCAAGTGCTATTCTTCTATCTATTTCCATATAATACTCTTCTGGATGAGATATAGGATCATAACCTTCTTCCTCAGTCATTTGTCTATGAATTACTTTAGCTCCTTCAGTCATTATTCTATCCTGATTAAACCAAGTATTTTTATCTGCCCATTCTTGTGCTTTTGGATCTACTCTTCTTGGTTGTTGAGGAACTTGAAACTGTTCTTCTTGTGGAGCAGGTTCTTCAGCTTTTGCAGATGCTTTAGTTTTCATATCTGCTAATCTAGCTTCTTCATAACCTAATCTAGATATTTCAGCAGATGCAGCGACTTCAGCTTGAAGATTATTTTCTTCTCGAGCTTTTGCAAGTTTAGCAACCGCAGCTTCCATACCAGATTTTACTCTACCTTCCATTTCTGAAACATAGCTTGTATCTAATTTAACTAATCTAGATTTTAATTTTTCTTGTTCTGATAAAACACTTCTTGCGTAAATAGTTGCAGCTTCTTCTCTTCTTTCTGCTTCACGCATTTTTTTAGTAAGTTTAGCAATTCTTCTTTTTACTCCATCAGAATAATCGTCTAATTCTTTTTTCTTTTCCGTGTCTTCTTGTTTATCATCTTGAACAGCAACAGACTCATTAGATTCCTCAACTGTATCATCGGTGCTACCACCGTCTTCAAGTTTTGTTTCACGTTCATTTTCATATGTTTTGTCCTCTGTTGGTTGTTCTGTAACATTGTCCTTCTTTTTTTCTTCTGGTATTTCTACATCAACACCAGGGCCTGATGTATCAATGTCAACCATTTTTTCTTGTTCTGGCATAGTCATCTCCTATGATTAATATTGATGAAGTATATCTTCGGGGTTGTCGATGGTTGCTAAAACTTCATCGTCATTTAGCAATCTTACTTCCCCACCATCGATCTGGATTCTTGATCCAGCATATCTTGCAAATACTACCCAATCACCTTTTTTGCACCAAGGACCTTCGGGAAATTTATCTTTGTCATAACAATGTGGACCCATGGATAATACTAATCCACAGGTTGAGGCCACTTGTTGTCGTTCTAAAATATCTTGTCCTAAAAACAATCCACCTTTAGTTTTTTCTGGTAATTTAAATGGTAGAACTACCATTCTCCATCCAGTAGGTTTAGGTAATTTTGATGTTTCTTTTGTTTTTAAACGCTCGTATGCATCAGCTTCTTTTTTATGAGCTTCTTCATTTTGTTTTTCGTATTTTTCTTCTAAAGCTAATTTAATTTTTGGTGGCGTCGAATTTGAGGATGTTGTCTTTTCCTTTATTATCATCTTTTTGCTCCTTAGGGTTTAGCAGGTTAGAGATTTCCTGTGTAATATATTGGTAGGCATGAGCCTGTCCTAACATATACTTATATTTTTCCATATTGTCAATACCACCTGCCATAATGTTAGTACCTATGGCTTGATAGGCATCTTTTAATCTTTTTTGAAGTTTACTTATTATTTCTAGTTCTTCCATTATCATTAAGCACCAACTTTCTTCATAGCTTTTTTATGTGATTTTGAAAAAGACACTCCTTTTTTCATGTCTTTTTTCATGCTCGCCATATGTTTAGCACTATGATGTTTACTGTGTTTTTTAAGTGTTGTTTTTTGTTTTTTAGTTAACATTTCCATCTCCGTCTTGCCTGACGGATTCGTGAGTTTGGATCGTTACGAGTTTTTGCTGATGACCTTTTTAATTGTCCAAGTGACCTTGCGCAGTATGACTTTCTACGATTAGCAGCTTTTGATCCAGGCTTCACTTTTCCTGTCACGGCTGTTTTTAATTTAGAACCTGGGTTAAGTCTTCTATAAGCTTTAACTCCAGCTTCTGTCATTCCAGCTCCACTTTTTGTGGATCTAAAATTTTTTTTATTTCTTGGTGGGTTTGTTCCTTTTGAATAAAACTGTCTCATTATGCAAATGTTTTTACATTAGTTGGTTTACCGCCTGGGTTACCTGCTGCTCTTTTTCGTTTGACAGCACTCGTCTTTTGCGACTTTGTCATCCGTGTGGCTTTTGCAAGTGGGACGCATTTTGGATACTTCCGTTTCGAGCCTTTGCTTCTCCCGCAAGGTTGATACTTCCCGTTCTTCTTCGGTGCTCCTATGTCTACCCATTTGTCCGCTACCCATTTACGCAATCCTCCTTCTGAAAAATAAGTTCTCATTATGCAGAACCTCTTTTTCTTCTAGCAAGTCCTCCACTACGATATGTATCACGCATCATTCCACCACCCATAGCTTTTTTACGACTACCTTTTTTGCCACCTGGTGTGATTTTACCTGAACAAACTCCTGATGCATACATGTTCGCATACGCCGAAGGGTAAACTTTAAATTTACGCTTCGCTGCTGCTTTACCTTTTGCACAAAGTTTTGCCATTATTTTTTCTTCCTCATTTTATATTTTGAAACTTTTCCACCTTTTTTAGCAACCATTCTTTCTGGATTGTATCCAAATTTTTTTGCTAAAGATTTTCCTTTTTCTCCAGACTTAGCTAGTTTAGCTAGACCTGCATTTTTACTTTTACTAATTGGTTTTCCTGGCATTATTTTTTTCCTCCGTTTCTAAAAATTTGTGTTCCTTTTATACCATAGATACTCGCCACTACAAGGATCCACAAATTTGTGAACCAGGAAGGAAGCGTAG